CATCTCAGCTTTTTCGATCCCAAGGTTGCACCCCTCAACAGGCAAACGCCACTCTTCGTAAATAGTAGCTACCAGGGTTTTAGCTACCCTAGCTGCTTCACTTAACACTTTTGCAGGATCAGGGCAATGCTCAAGCATATCCCCAAGGATAGCAGTATCAAAAGACTGGTCTTCAAAGGGAAGGTTATGAGCATCAGCTTGGACAAAATTTGGATGGTTGTAAACGTCCAAATCAACATGAGTAGCACGATCACCAAAACCACAGGGGTCTTCTCCACATCCGATATTAACTATTTTCCCTTTTGCGAACATCAACTGGTATTCTAGTCTTTTGCTCATTCTTTACCTCTTCTTTTACCTGCTTTTTATTAAGTCTTATTTCTTTTGCCTTGGCAGGGCATGGCTGTTGGGCCAAACATTTTTCAAGACTAGCCATGCCAGGGCAGTTCACTTCTGCACAGGTGACTTTGATTTTCAAGGTTTGAATCTCCTTTCAAGATAATCCCTCGCATCCACTATCTCGTCTTGGGTTAACTGCGATGTCCAGACATTTGAAAAATAAGTTCCACTACGCCCCTTGTACCATAGCTCTCTTAATCCCTTTTCAACCCACTTGATATCAAAATCTTCCTTATGGTTGTAAATATAAGAACCCTTATATGGCTGAAAAACTGTGAAATCAACATCGTCAAGTTGAACTTCTGAACAGAATTGAATTGTATCAGAAATTGTTTCTCTTGATTCAGAGGGTAGGCCCACGATAAAAAAACCTTTGACTCGAATTCCGTGTCTGTGAAGCATCCTAATAGCTTGCTTGATTGTGGCAATGTCTTCTCCCTTTTGAATTATCTCTAGTATCTTGTCAGACCCAGATTCTATCCCGATACCAATCTCAGCACAACCTGAGTTAGCCATTTCATGCAAATCACTGTCATAAAGATGCACCAGCATATCAGCCCTAGCAAAACCACGCCATCTGACATTCCAAGGCGTGATAGCTTTTGCGATAGTAGATAACCTATTAGGATCAGAAACAAATATATCATCAAAGAACATAAAAGCATTGTACCCGTAATCATCTTTCAGACTCCTTAACTCTTCTATGACTTCATCAGCAGGGTAAAGGAACACCTTACCAGCAGACTTGCAGCAAAAGGCACACGAATAAGGGCAACCCCTAGATGTCATAACAGATGTGGCTGGAATTCCGTCTATCTCATAATGATACTTGCTAAGATCAATAGCATCTCTATCTGGTCTTATATACGCACGGTAAGGGGTAGAGATAAGATCACAGTTCCATGACATCACAAGCGGCAGTGACCTTTCGCCACACCCTATAACCACCGAGTCAAATCCATCTCTTTTACACGATTCAGGGTCTACCGTTGCGTGAGCACCACCAATGATAATCTTGGAATGTGGATTCTCAGCTAAGATTTTATCCTTTGCTTGGAGCGCTAGATGATACTGAGGAGTTGTGGCAGATATGCCATAAAAAGAGAAACCTTGGGGTATCTCACTTATGAGTCCATCGTGGACCATTGCCTGTACGCCGTGAAGCTTTAAGGCCGCAGAAAGATAGAGTACCCCAAGATTAGGGAATGTCTTATCGTCCACCAGAAAAGGGGAAGGTAAAGACACAAGACAGATTGTAGGTTTCATTTTAACGCTCTCAGTTTTGTTGCCATTAGTTTAGCCAAGGTGTCTGAGAGCGTTATGTATCTTGTTCCTTCTGGTTTATCTTCTTCGTAGCCATACCTATGTGCATTTTCCAGCACACTAGCTACAAGTTCAATTGTTGTTTTGCTGTCTAAAGACAAGGAATATTGCACTACTTTTCTCATAAATTCAGTCTCTCTCTCTTCCCGGTCCAGTCAAGAGCACAGAAGTCAATGTGCTTACATTTAACGGCTGGATCAACATGAATTGGTATTCCTAGCTTGCGAACCTTTTCAAAGAAATAAAAGTCTTCAGACACTCCATCTTCTTCTCTACCCTGTGTCCATAGAAAATAAGGCTGCTCAATCCTGTCAAAGACTCTCAAATCGATCAGACAACAGCCAGCACCTACCACTATATCAGGATGTGTAAACAACGGCTGTGAGTCCAGAACTTCAGGAAGCACAGGAGCATACCTGCATTGGCCGGTAGGAGACTGCTGTATCCAGACCCCAGGAGCTTCGTGCTTGCTCCCGTACACACCACAGACTATAGGCAAGCGCCATTGCCATAACCTTGCCAAACCTTCAGGGGGGAGAGTGACATCAGAGTCAAGAAAGAAGATATGACTTGCCCCAGTGCGTTTAGCCTGAGTAACCAAGTCACATCTTGCCCGGTCTATTGGAAGACCACGATTGGCTATGATAGTAAAAGGAACGGGCGATTGCAGTATTCTCAACTGAACCGCCCAATCAAAAGTAACTATTCCGACATGAGGAATAGCTATAACGATAGACTCACCGTGAGTCTGACTTTCCCATGCACCAATTCCAGGCATCCGAGAAATCCTTATTTACCGAACACAAACCAGTTGATTAAACCAGAGGAGGAAGCCGTACCACCCCCTGTATGCCCACGAATGTCTATGCAATGACCTGAAACCACAGTCATAACACTCGCAAGACCAGAGACTAGAAGACCCCCGAATTGAGCACCGCCATAGACAATACTGGATAACCTTGTAGATATTGCTAATTGTCCACCGGAAGTTGAAACGGACCCTTTATCAAACCTGAGAAGACCATCTACACCGGAAGGCCCGATATAGAGTTCATGGTCTTTCTCGCCTATAGCATAACCGGAGCCGGTTACTGCTATACCATTGTGGTGTGTTAAACCCATTTGTTATACCTCCGCACCTTAAAAGGCAGGAAAGGTGCAGTGCTTGTTTCGGCAACGCCGATTCGCAGCAAAACACCCCCCCCACGAAGTTATGTGACTTTTATGCCACAACCATTTTGAAATGTCAAGCCCCCGGTGTTCCCATGACCCCACGCCAGCCAGAGAAGCCACAGACGAAGCGCATGTATGCTTTGAACTTGGCATCGCCAGTGTCGAAATCATCGCCATTGTCGAAGCTCAGGGACTCGCGCCAGAAGAACCGCAGGTAATGATCCTCTTTTGCACTGAACAAAAACCACGCCGAAGAAGAAGTAAGGTAGTGGCAGACCATATAAGAAAGGTCTTCACCCTGCAACGCATTAATCTCGTTGTCAGAAGTATGCGGTTTCTTCTCGCTGTCCAGAAGTTCTTTAGCCATCCATTTAAGCTGGTAAGGGATAACCAAAGTGCGAGGTTTTACCAGAATAGGCATATCCCTATCGTCTGTCATACCTTCCATCAAGTCGATTGCAGACTGAAGAGAGGTGATAGACAAGTCAGAGTCAGTTGCAAGCCGATTAGAATACGGGCCTGACCCTGCGCCAACCGCAACGTTGGGGTGTGCCACAGAACACAGTGGTTGACCATCCAGTCCAGGATAGGCAGCAGAGAATGCATTGTTAATCACGTTCCATGCATAAACTTCTTCAGTCTGGTGCGCGGAACGAGATAAAGCACTCGGCATCCTCTTAATGATGTTGTGTTGATCGTCCACATAGAGTTCATGAGTAACCCTAAACCCAAGGCCGAACGGCACAGGGGTATAGGTTTTCAGTTCACCCTGGAACGGATCGTCGTAAGTGGTAGGTTGCCCCTCAAGTTTCTGGACCATCGGGCCAAGCCCCGCCACCTCTACATCCTGCTCGAAAGCCCTTGAGGTACTCTCAACTGTAAAAACGTTGGGATACTCTTTAGGCCGCATTCCATACTTCTCAAAGAATATTTCATGCAGCACAGGTTGAAGCAGGTGCGAAAATGCAGTAGACCTAGAAGACATTTCCCCCCTCCCTTACAGCGCCAAAGCAACAGGCGAAGAAGTGTTCAACATAATGCTGTTAACCAACTGACAAGTTGGCGCAAGCATCTGGAAGTACACCCGCCCATAGAATGAAGGTACATTATCCTGTTCAACAAACCCAAGGACGCGCACCATACCGGTTGACACGTTAGCCCCACCTTTCAGCTTGTCAACGTAAGTCCTTCCGCTAAGGGAAGTCAGGCCGTATGTCTGGAAGCAGTCCAATGCAGCAGTCTGAGCATTGGCCGACACAGTGGAATGGCCTACGTTACCCACGAAGACGGTATCAGGCGTAGCGAGAAAAACCCCGATCTTGGACGAAGCAACCCCCTCCGCAGGGTCAGCGGCAAAACCAGCGATGCCGTACCCGCTTGCATCGGTGCCGGGTTTGGTCAACCCGATCCTGCTCCCAACAGCACCGGACATGCACACCATTTCCCCTGCGAGGAATGTTTCAGCCCCAAGCTCAGGGAAATGCCATACAGGGACGTTACCCCCCTGCAAAAAGACTCTAGGCTGAATCCCTACCAGATCAGTGATAGAAGACCCTGCCGAGTTCTTCCTAGACATAACTCCCTCCTACTCTTCAAAGGTTTTAACCTTCAGTTGTG